TAAATGACGTCAGAACTACAACATTAAATGGTTTTAAAAGTGGATCAGTTTTTGTTGACAGTGAAAAAGCTTATTTTTTATTTCATAAATTTTATGAAGAGCTTAAAAGAAATGAATGGAGGATGGATGAAAATGAAACTAAGACTATGGTTATAGATGTTTTCAAAGCAGAGAAAGTTCAGAAAAAAATAAATAAATCAGCTGTTAGATGTATCTCTGTTGATATGAAACAATTTGAAGAGGATGAGCCACCATCAGAAATATTAGAATTTGAAAAGGAAGAGGACATAGTATGATATATAAAACATATGGGCCACCCGGCACCGGTAAGACACATCGTTTAATAAATAGAGCTAAAGCTTATGTAAGAATAGGAACACCTTTACATAAGATAGGATACTTTGCATTTACAAGAAAGGCAGCAAAAGAGGCAAGAGAAAGAATGCCAATTGAAGATAAAAAATTAGTTCACTTTCAAACACTTCATTCTTTTGCATTTAATATTTTAGGACTTCAAGAAGAAAATATTATGCAGCCTTATCATTATGAAGATTTAGGTAAACAACTTGGAATTAGAGTTAAATACACAGACAAGTACAATGAAGAAGAAACACATTTTTTAACACATAAAAATCCATATTTTCAAATAATAGGAAGAGCTATAAATAGAGACATAACTATTAGAGAAGAATTTGACAGAAATGAACACGATAGAAAAGAAGTAAAATGGCATTCTTTAAAATATATATATGATAATTTTTTAGAGTACAAAAAGACTGCAAAACTGTATGACTTCAATGACATAATAAATAATGTGTTAGAAAAAATTCCTAATTTTGATGTAGTATTTATAGATGAAGCACAAGATTTATCTCCATTACAGTGGAAATTGTACGACAAACTAAAAGAAAAAAGTAAAGACATCTATCTTGCAGGGGACGATGATCAAGCTATCTTTGCGTGGGCCGGCGCAGATGTCAACAGATTTATAAATGAGCCTGCAAAAGAAAAGGTCTTAGTGCAATCAAGACGTATATCAAAAGCAGTTCAAATGGAATCATTATTTCCTATAATGAGAATAAATGGAATCAGGAAAGGTAAATATTATAAGTCAAGAAATTATACAGGTCACACCATACATATATCTAATCTTGGACAAATTAATTTAGCAAAAGGAAAGTGGTTAATATTAACAAGGACCAGAAATGAATTGTTAAATATTGCAAAAGAATTAGTAAAAAGAAATTTATATTATCAAACTAATAAAGGTAAAAGTTATAAAGTAGGAATATATAAAGCAGCTTTAGCGTACACCAGATGGTGTAAGGACGAAAAAATGGAAGATCAAGATGTAAAATATATAAAAGAATATATACCTCATGCAAAATTTTGGGACAAAAATAAAAAATGGTATGAAGTTTTTACAGCTGCACCAGAAAAAGAAAGAATCTACATTAGAAATATGTTGGAGAACAATGAAAACTTAAATGAAGATGCTAGAATATTTTTATCAACTATACACGCTATAAAAGGAGGTGAGGCGGATAATGTAGTATTAGCCCTGCATCAAGGATCTAAAATACAAAAGTCAATTAAAAGAAGTGTAAATAAAAGAGATGAAGAACATAGAGTATGGTATGTTGGTATAACAAGAGCAAGAAATAATTTATATAAATTAAAATCAAAAGTAAAAAGAAAGGAGTATCAATTATGACAAATAAAGATATATTTAAGGATGCATTTCCTCAACAACGTCAAATAGGTGGGAGTCATTATAAAAATTTTAAGATTCAACCATATGAATTTATTTCAAAAAATGATTTATCATTCTTTCAGGGTAACGTTGTTAAATATGTTTGTAGATATTTACATAAAAATGGTATAGAAGATTTAGAAAAGATCAAACATTATTGCGACTTAGAAATCAAAAAACTGAAAGATAAAAAATGATATTACCTGAAACAGAATGGTTACAGCCAGAGGAGTTTCCTGATTTAAGAGATGCCTCTGAAATATCAATTGACTTAGAAACTTATGATCCGGATTTAAAATCTAGAGGATCAGGCTCTGTCATTGGAAATGGATATGTTGTTGGCATAGCAGTTGCTGTTGATGGCTATAAAGGATATTTTCCAATTGCTCATGAACAAGGTCCCAACATGGATAGAGATAAAGTTTTGTTGTGGTTTAAAGATGTTTGTGAATCACCAGCTACAAAAATATTTCATAACGCCATGTATGACGTATGTTGGATACGTAAATTAGGTATAAAAATCAATGGTTTAATAGTAGATACAATGATTGCATCTTCTTTAATTGATGAAAACAGATACTCTTACACTTTAAATACTTTATCTTGGCATCATTTATCAAAAGGTAAAAATGAATCTAGACTAATAAAAGCTGCAAAGGAAAGAGGACTAGATCCAAAAGCAGATATGTGGAGACTACCCCCTATGGAAGTAGGCTCTTATGCAGAAAAAGATGCAGAGCTCACATTAGAACTTTGGCATAAGGTTAAAAAAATAATTATAGAAGAAGATTTACAGTCTGTATTTAGTTTGGAGACTGATCTATTTCCTTGTTTGGTGGACATGAGATTTCTTGGCGTAAAGGTTGACGTTCAAAAAGCCCATGAAGTAAAGCAAGACCTAGCATACCGAGAAGAATTAATACTCCGAGAGATAAAAAAAGAAAGTAACATAGATATTCAATTAATGGCTGCAAGAAGCATCGCCACACTTTTTGACAAATTAAAACTACCTTATTCAAGAACTGCAAAATCTGATGAACCATCTTTTACCAAAAATTTTCTTATAAATCATCCTCATCCTTTAGTAAAGAAAATAGCTGAAGCTAGAAAAATAAATAAAGTAAGAACTACTTTTATTGATTCGATAATTAAATATGAACACAACGGTAGGATTCATGCTGAGATAAATCAAATTAGATCTGATGATGGGGGTACGGTTACCGGTAGATTTAGCTATACTAATCCAAATTTACAGCAGATACCAGCCAGGGATCCGGACACAGGTCCTATGATAAGATCATTATTTATACCAGAAGATGGTTGTAAGTGGGGTTGTTTTGATTACTCACAACAAGAACCAAGACTTGTAGCACACTATGCTTTAAAATTTAAATTACCCTCTGTTAATATAATTGCTGATTCGTATGAAAATGACCCCTCAACAGACTTTCATAAAATAGTTTCTGATATGGCAGAAATACCAAGATCACAAGCAAAGGTAATTAATTTAGGTTTGTTTTATGGAATGGGTAAAAATAAATTGCAAACAGAATTAAGTGTTACCAAAGAAAAAGCAAATGAACTTTTTGAAAAGTATCACACCAGAGTTCCTTTTGTAAAACAGTTGATGAACAAAGTAATGAATGCTGCTCAAGGAAAGGGTCAGATTAAAACTTTGTTAGGTAGACGCTGTAGGTTTCCAAAATACGAACCAGTATTACGGGGTTCAGATTGGGGCACATTTGTTCCTGCAGAAGATCACGAAAGAATGTTGGAGCTACAAGAAATGGGTCCAGAAATATTAGATCTTGAAGGAAAGAAAACAGGTAAAAAAAATTATTGGTGGAGAAATCCTACAAGAAGAGCATTTACTTATAAAGCTTTAAATAGGCTAATACAGGGATCAGCTGCTGATATGACAAAAAAAGCAATGTTAGAATTATATAAAGAAGGTATACTAGGACATATACAAATTCATGATGAATTAGACTTTTCTATTGAATCAGACAGTCAGGCTGTTAAAATAAAAGAAATCATGGAGCAAGCTGTTGATTTGGAAATACCTAATAAAGTTGACTATGAATTTGGAACTAATTGGGGAAATATAAAGTAATGTGTTATGGCTTATTTAAATGCAAACATACCACCTATCTATTGCAAAGTAAGGAAGGAGTATCTTTATGATTTGGACAAAAACTATTCTAAAGATTCTGAAGACTGCGTGGTCTTTGGGGTTACTTCGATCTCAGGACGTGCGCTCCTTTTTAATATCATGTTACCCAACGGTGCGTGCTTTTGGAGGCTGCCTATCTCAGCGTTTTTCCAAAAACGTTTTTCTAGATCCGAAGTGCAAGATATGTCAGTTGACCAGCTTCAGTTGTGGAACTGTTTCAGCTATTGGCCTAGTGTTCATTGCTTTGATTTCTTGGCTGGTATAGACGGAAAATTTAGAGGAAAAGATAAAAAATTCTACGGAGGACAATATCTTTTTACTATTGACTGGGCGCATCCAGAGACTAATATACTAAATACGGAACATTCTGAAATTCCGCAAGAGCACAAGTGTGCACACATAATAGCGTTAGATAACGGTAATTATGCAGCTCAACCAAACAATAGAATAATTTGGCACGTTAATAATTATACAACAGATAATTCATGGCCAGATTATAAAGTACAAACAACCTATTGGGATGTTGAAGGAAAAGATTGGGTGACAGAAGACACCGATAATATGTTTTATGAGATAGAGGAGAAGAAACATGATTGAAAAATGTAAAAGAATTTGTTGTAAAATTTGGGACATAATTTGTTGGCCCTGGAGAAGATTTGTAAAGTGGTTATTCACAAAGTAATTTATGTCTAACAAACCACTCAACATATCTGAAGAGGCAGCCGTCCAAATGCCAATGAAGACGGTTGCTTCATTAATAATTATCGTAGCACTTGGAACAATGGGCTACTTTCAAATAATAGAACGTCTCAATGTTGCAGATACTCGTATACAGATAATGGAGAAAGATCTTGAAGAGAATACAGAGTTTAGAATCAAATGGCCACGTGGACAGTTAGGTTCATTACCTGCAGATTCTGAGCAGTTCATGATGATTGAAGATCTTTATAAGACTACGGATAAATTAAACAAACACATAGAGTCTATGGCGTTAAACAAAGTTAACATAGAATTTTTACGTAGACAAATGGACAAAGTTTTAGTTGATATAGAAAAATTAAAAGATGCCAATAGAGATCTTGGTTACAAGAATGGAAATTATTCACAATGATTGAGGCTGTAGTGGCTCTTCTTATGTTCTACAACGGAGAGATTAAGGAGCATCGTATTCAAGAATCTATGGCTGCATGTCTTCGCGGCAAGCGCCAGGCTGAGAGACAATATAGCGAATCTGTATCTTACAAATGTTATAAAGGTAAAGCAGAAACAGAAATATATTTAGGTGAAAAAAGTATTAAAAAGATTATACTAAACTAATGAACCTTTCACGAAATTTTAGCTTATTAGAGCTTACTAAATCAGACACAGCGATACGTTTGGATATAGATAACAATCCAAATGCAGATCAAATAGAAAAACTAAAATCATTATGTGAAAATGTTTTACAAAAAGTACGTGATCACTTTGGCAGGGTTAAGGTGACGAGCGGATACCGTTCTCCTGAGTTATGTGCAGCAATAGGTAGTTCTGTAAATTCACAGCATGCACGCGCAGAGGCCGCAGACTTCGAGGTTTTAGGCGTAGACAACGCTGAAGTTGCTGATTGGATCAATATGAACTGCACGACAGATCAGCTAATCCTGGAATTCTACACTCCAGGTGAACCTAACAGCGGATGGATTCATGCATCATACGTACCCTTTCAACCAAGAGCACAGTATATGAGAGCTTATAAAGAAGATGGTAAAACAAAATACAAACCAATTATTGGCAGAGCCGTGGATCTTGTATGAAATTTATAAAATTATTTAATAACATAGATACTGTTCAAGGGACATGTGAAGAGTGTCAAGAAGAGACTATTTTAGTTGCAATTGTTTCAGATTTTTATAGATGCACTAATTGTGGTTCTGACACCAAACAATATATAAATGGTAGAATTAGATACCTGCAGCTGTCTGATGAAGAAAAAAATTTTTTAAAAGAACATGGCAAAACGTAAATTTACAAATTTTACACCCAGGCCAAAGCCTCGTAAAAGACCGCGGCGTCACTCAAAAAAACTAAACAAACACGCGAAAAGATCATTTAAAAAATACAATCGTCAAGGTCGTCCACAATAGGTATTGACAAATCTCCTAATTAATCCTATATTAATACAAAAGGAGAAAGTCATGAACAAAAAGAAAAAAATAAAAGTGCCTAAAAAATTAAAAAAATTAGGTTTTAAAAAAATGTATCAAGATAAAGATGGGTTTTTTATGTTTGGTATGTCGCCAGCGTCTTTGAAAAAAAAGTAAGAATTAAACACCCGTACCAGGTTTTTTAGGAGGTATAACGTATTTTTCGCATCTAAATTGTGGATATATTTTATTAGCAACTATGGCTTCAGGGTCCATGAATTCGTTTTCAAATAGAATTTCATAGGTTCCTTCTAAACCTTGTTTAACACATGAGTAATAATCCGTAGTAATTTTTGGATACCCGGGGGGTATCATACACGTCTGAGCTACCTGAGAGCATAAATAAATAGTTAAAAAAAATTTCATTGACACCTATTGTAAAAATTATATATTGTCCTATATGTTTATATAAATTGAAAGGATACATTAAATGACAGACATAAGCAAATATAAAAGTATCGCAATAGATCATGATTGCTATAACAAAATTAGTAGGCTTACCAAAATATTAGCTCCTAAAAATATAAAAATTTCTAGAGCTCAAGTTGTTAAAGTATTAGTTGAAGAAAAAACAGAGAATTTAAATGGACAATTTTCTAAGAGTAACAAAACTAGGTGAGCAATTTGACCCGGAAAGAAATCTTTGGAGAAACGTTTTAATTGTTGCTTTAGAAGATGCAATTGGTAGACATTGGCGTAATAAAAATTATGGTATGTCGCATGGTTATGGAGCCGAAAGAGCACGTGCTTATTTTACGGAACCAAATCGTGATTTTAAAATGGTTTGTGGTTTAGCAGGTTTTGACCATGAATATATAAGGATGAAAGCAAAAGAATTTTTTAAAAAACATAGTTATGTTGAAAGAGACTGATATATCTTACATTGCAGGTTTATTCGACGGAGAGGGATCAATTACTTACAAACAATACATGGTAAAAAGACCCCATAATAAAAAAGCATATCCTACCTGGTCTATTAGAATGGAAATGGCCATGACTGATGAATCTGTTTTACGTTGGGTCCATGAAATTTTAGGTGTGGGTACAGTAGGTGAAAAAAGATACAAGACTCCTTACACTGTGGGTTGGAAAAAACAATGGCGGTGGAGATGTCAATTTAGAGACGCTTTTCAGGTTGCGTGTTTGTTATGGCCTTATGCACATGTAAAAATGGAGGGTATTCAAAAAATTATTAATCATTACTCCGACAAAAAAATTGCTGAAGGTAATGTAATTAATTTAAAAAAATATAAAGAGGTGATGAGTTTAGAATGACATTTTATCATGGGTTAGGTATGTTTATACTGGGTATGGCAGCATTGTTTATAGCAGCAATTGTTGCTTACATAATTATTAATAAGTTTGTTAATTATAAAAATTCTGATGAGTAGAATCGCGTTTAACATTGATACGTGTAAAAAATCAATGCAATTTAATATAAAGGATAAAGAAAATGACAAAACAAATAACTGAAGTAACACAAATGACAGGAAGTGCGGAGGGTTTATCACTTCTAATAGATTCTTGGAGAAATCAAATAGCTCAAGATCAACAATACAGAGAGTTTACACAAAACTCAATTGAATCAATTAAAAGAGTACAAAAGAAAAACCCGGAATATAAAGGTATTATCAAATGGTGTATTGACGAAAGATACCTAAAAAAACATAAAGTAAAAAAATTATGTATCATTGACAATGGTGAAGGTATGACTCCACAAGAGATGTTACTAAATATAAATAGTTTAGGTGGTTCCACTAGAAACAATGAACACTATAATCATGGTTGTGGTGCAAAGATTGCGGGTCTTGCACATAACAGAGAAGGTTTAATTTATAGATCTTGGAAAAATGGACAAGGTTATGTTGCTAAATTTATGCGTAATGAAATGGGTCAATATGGTGCCGTGAAAGTGCATGGTCGTAACACCCATCCACTACCAGATATTGAAAAACCTGCTGAGATAAAAGAACATGGTTGTATGGTTACATTATTGGGTGATAGTCCTAAACAAAATACAACCGAACCAGTAAAGGGTAATTATGGAACTCTCTTAAAAAATTCTAGAAATTCCAAAGCTGAATGGTTGACTGCATATCTAAATACTAAATTTTATCATGTACCAAATAATATAAAAATAAGTTGTTCTAGGTTTACAACAGATACTGGAGTAACAAACATAATAAGAGGACACGAGTATGGGTTGGGACTTGATTTTGAAAAACAAGATGAAGTTCAATTAACAAAAACAAAAGTAAAAATTTTCTATAGAGAAAAATTGGCATATTTAAAAACTAGTAATAAAACAAATTACTTGACAAACGGACAGTTGGCCATAGTCAATCAAGATGAAGTTATTAAGCTAGAGTTCTCTAGTGGCGGTGGTGTCAACCCATTACCAGCATGGGGATTACAGTGTTTAAAGAAAAATGTTGCATTAGTTTTGATACCCGAAGGTCAATTTAAACAAAACATTGAACGAACTGACTTAACTCACGAAGGTATGAGTATTAATGAACAATTAAACTTGTGGAAGACAGAGTTTAGAGAAGCTATGCCTCAGTGGTTAAAAGACATTGAAGCTAAAAAACAATTAGAACAGATGGAAAAAGATAATGACACAGAAACAAGACTAAAAAATCTATCTTCATTGTTTAAAAAAGAGCGTTACTTTAATTCTGAAACGGGAGACGTTGACATTGAAGAAGATGAAAAAAGAAAAGCTTCAAGTAAAAAAGAAGGTAAAAAGGTCGAACCTGATCCGAATCCTAATCCAAACCATGATCCTAAAGACGAGTTTGGTAAGATAGATGCTATCTTTGGAGTTGAGGTGGATAGAAGTAAATATAAAGGTAAAAAGATAAATATAATTAATGAATATCCTGATGTTCTTAAAACAAATGAAGGTCCATCACCGATAATAGGTTCTTTCGAAAAGAGTAATTATACCATTGAGATAAATGTAGAATCTGATTTGGTGGTAGAACTAACTGATTATCTTTATAAAAAATTTAATAAGATAATGAGAACTGTTATAGTTGATGAGGTTTTTAGATTAATTGGTTTAAGTCTTAGACAACAAGTAGCCCATGTACATAATAGAATGGGCGCTACTGAGGAAGAGATTGACAATGCTCTAAGTCCTTTGTCCTTGACAGCATGTGCCGCTAATAAAGATTTTATTGTGGATAGATTAAAAACTAGGTTCAGTAATAAAGATGTTAAAAATAATTGGCCAAAAGATAGAGAGGAGTCTGGAGACATAGAGGAGCATAATTTTCATATTAGAAATAATCCTAATAGATTTCCAATTGGTCTTAAATAGTATGATTTGGAATAAAAGGTTTATTTATCCACCGTCGACTAGATCTTTAGTCATGGGTCAAAGACACTACGATATAAACGATAGTAAGCTACCATCTGTTACAACCATACTACAACAAACGCAGCCAGAAGAAAAGAAGTTAAGTTTGGCTAATTGGCAGCAAAAGGTAGGCAAGGATAAGGCAGACAGCATCAGGGACCAAGCGGCAGAGCGTGGTAGTATAATGCATAGGATCATAGAAGGCTATTTAACAGGCCAAAGACATGCTGATTTAAGTGATTTGGGAGAGACTGCAGGGGTAATGGCCAAAACTATATATGATGAAGGTTTAAAGGACTCTATGGACGAAATATGGGGTACTGAGGTTACGGTATATTATCCTGGGCTATACGCCGGCCAGACTGATTTGGTTGGAGTTTACAGAGGTGTCCAAAGTATTGTGGACTTTAAACAGACTAACAGACCCAAGAGGCGTGAATGGATTGACGATTATTTCCTGCAGCTTGCTGCATACGGCATGGCCCACAATCACGTGTATGGAACGGCTATACAGTCTGGAACCATTCTAATGTGCAGCGTAGAAAATAGGTATCAAATGTTTACGGTCACACCCCAGGAGTATCAGCGTTACCAGTGGAGATGGTTAAAAAGAGTTGATTTATATTACAAAAATAAGGAATCAGGCATCAGGAATCAGGGAAACCTATAGTACTAAAAAAATATTTTTATGAAAAATTTTTTTGAAATAGATACGAAAGTGTGTGACTCTGTGACTTTGACCTATAAGTGTTGGTATACAACGATAGTAGAGTCACAGTGTGGGTGTGACTGGGTGTGACTGCTGTGACTGTATACAGAATCCCAAGAACTTTTAAAACTTTTGACTGAAAAATAAAATGTTATAAATGTAAAAAATAATAATATGGGTACTCCAAAAAAATCAAAATACAAATCCGTGGTGATAAAAAAGAAAAGATATTATTACTACAAAATTACCTGGGCCGATCCTACCGGTGATTCCGGGCATGCTGATAAACATTCTTCTTACGGATTAATACCATCTACAATGATAACTCATGCTTATGTGTTTGACAAAAATAATAAATATGTCTGGACCTTTGCAAGCTATGAAGATAATGATGAACTATTCTCCGACAGGAACGTCTTTCCGCGGGGTTGCATTCTTAAGATGGAGAGAGTCGCTGTCTGATGGATCCGATTCTTTTTTTAAAAATTTTTCTGGCTTTTTCAGTACTTTCTCTTTCAACTCTTCTACTTCAACACCTTCTAAGATTGGAGAATAATCTTCCATTATCTGTTTCATTCTTACTTCTAATTCTTCTGTTGTTAAGTCTTCTAACTTACCTGTGCGTATTATCTTCTGCTCAATATACAAGCCAGCTGCCTTTCCTCTTGCAACCTCTGCATTGACAGCAGCAGACCATGCTCCTTTTTTAAGAGCTGATTGTCTAATTTTTCCTAACTCTGCTATGTGTCTTTCATAAGTGACTTCATATTTTCTCTGCCATTCCTCTCTCAATTCACCTATGTATTTAACTACAAGTGGATATAATTTTGGATTCTGTAATTTACTTGCATACGATCTAGCTGAGTCTTTTGCAAAGCCTGCATCGATAGCACATTCTGTTGCTGTTTTTCTACCTTCATTAGTTACAAGTTCATATGCAAATTTCATTTGCTGTTCTGATAATTTTTTTGGTAAACCCATGCTTTACTTTTACTACAACAATGATATTAATCAATACTTAGTTGTATGAATGGAAAGCTATTAAGACAAATATTAGATAAGATGTTAAAAGGTGAAGCTGCCGGTGAAGCAAGAGTTCAAGTCTGTTTGCCTGATGGAAAATATTATGACATTACCTCTTTACAATTGATGGAAAATAAATTAATTGGCGTGAGAGAAACACATCGACTAGTATTTACTGTCAAGGCTGAAACATGGAGTATGGGTAAAGTTTTGAAGAAAATTCAATAGCCTGTTGTAGTGAAATCAGAAACAAAATTTTACCATGAAGTTAAAAAATCTTTATCAAAAATATCTTGGATTAGAATTGAAAACCTTAGTTTACCTGGGACTCCTGACCTATTGGGGTGTTCTCCTAGGGGCACCTTTTTCACAGTAGAGTTGAAGGTTACAAAAACAAACAAAGTCAGACTGTCTCCACATCAAATAGCATTCCATATTAAACATCCGAAGAATACTTTTATCTTGGTTAAGACCCAGAAGCCTGGTTCTGTAAAACTTTATGAGGGATCAAGAATCAAGGAGCTTGTCGCTTGCGGCTTGAAGCTTGACGCTTGTTGCTTGACACTTGATGCTTGCCGCTTGAAGCTTGAATCTCTGTAGGCTTGTCGCTTGGCGCTTGCTGCTTTTCTAATTCTTTTTTTCGCTTGGCCATCTCCTGCCAATACTTCGGGGACCTATAAACCATTTTTTTATTTTATTAGTGTTTGCCGTAACTTACAACTTTTATTGAAGAATCCCAACAAGCCCGACAATCTCCACACTTGCCACCCTGCTTTGGTGCCGGGCAACTTGCACCACTGTCAACAACCATTGAAGAGTTAGGCCACGTCTCCACGCTTTGGCCTATCATTGGCGGACTAAATCTAATAATTAAATTTTCAGGCTTCCTGTCTAAATGATCCTTGATCCATGCTTCACGCGTCGGGAGCCAGTGATTCGTATCCGGTGTCGCTTCACAAATTTTAAAAATATTGTTTAAGTGTTGTAAGTCCTGGACGTCTCCGGCGTCATGCCACCTGAACCACTTTTGACGCTTGATCACCACTATCATTGCATCCACCCACAACGGTGACTTCATAGCTTCCAATCTTTTATATTGTGCAGCCTTAATAGCTTTGTATCTTGTATAGTTACCCTTCAGAGCATAACACATGCTGCAAACGCTGCCTTTAATTTTTCTAAGCTTAGAACCTGTTTTGCATTCCCACGCCGGTAGACTGTAACTAAGTCCAGGCATTTTAGAAGTTCTAGTAAATGATCCCGTAATTTTTAAAGCTTCTTTTACTTTCATAATATCCTTTATAATCCTATATATAATAAATGTCAAGCGGCAATTGCCGCTTGCCGCTTGTTGCTTAAATCTTTTTTAATCTTTTTATTTCTGTATAAACTTCCGTCAATTGCGGTAGGTCCGCTGTTTCCGCAAAGTCTATAATTTCTTTTCTAATTTCTTTTTTCTTTTCAAATTGCTTTGCTTTGTTTTCAGATTGTAACGCTTGTATTATTTCATCTTGTGTCATTTTCCCCCCTTCAATGGTTTAAATAAATCTCGATGTAGTGTCATTAATTAAGCTCCATTTTTAATTGTTTAAATTTATTCATTTTATGAATTTGAGTGTTAGCTACGCTTCTATAATAAATATAAATCCCTGGGTTATCATATTCAATAAGATGATTAATAATACCCCAGGAACCAAATCTAGAACCTCTAATTTGTTTACCACCACCTTTTGATTTTGGAATTTTAACAAAATTATTTTGTTTAAATAAATTTACTTTTACCAAAAATTTAAATTTACTTTTAGCAGCCTTAAACAAATGACCCTGCTTACTTAAAAAGCTTGGGTAAAAACCATATTTCTTCATAATTTATCCTTTCTGGGACAATCCTAAACTAAGGATTGTCCCTTGTCAAATTATTAATTAATTGTTTCACCTATAGGTGGTAACGCTTTTTGATCCTTGGTCCAGGTCAAGCCATCTTTTTTAAGATTGCTTTGGAGCTTGTCGCGTAAGTCCGCCGGGCTTCCTGCTTCCATGATGTCTTTTAAAGATACTCTTTTATTGTCTTCTAATATCTTTAATGCTTTACCTTCCGGAGTTTTTTCAATTTGTTTTCGCGCAAGATCCCCGGCCCATTCTCTTATTTGCTCCCAACAATCATCAGGCGTTATGCTGCTTGAATTGTAACCATTTATATCAAATTCCTTTTCACGAAATTTGTAATTGACTTCTTTTTTTCTGGCTACCTTGGAAGTTCTAAAGAACCGCGCCGCCTTACTCATTTTGGTTTTTACATTTTCAATAGCCTTCTCCAGCTCTTCAATGATAGGCGTTGCGCCTATTTCATCCGCTAGATTTTTTTCAGCTATCTCCACCGCTTCTGCTTCAAGCGATCTTATTTTTAATTGTGCAGCTTGGATCAATGGGTCGTAGTCCCTGTCTAGTTCTTTTACGAACCAATCACGCTGCCATTTTTGCATTGTTGCTTTTGCCATGTTTTATCCTTTCTGTTATTTTTTTTATAAACTACTTGACAAACATTGTCAATGGGATTATATAGGAGATAGCGTCTGTTTACTTGTTCCGACGTCGTTAAACTCAAACAAGTGGGATAAGATCCAGGGTCACACCGCTACTTTTCGTTGGCCGTCTTCCCTGGATGCTGATCCCTGGTCCAATGAAGATGGAGACGTCCGGGCAGTAATTGGACCTGGGATCAGCTGATCCCAGGTCCTGTATACGGAAGGCCAATCGTTGGTGGTTAAGGTGCGAAAGATGCCATCTCGTACGACGATCGCGCCACGACAACAGGACCTGGGATCAGTTAAGCTGGAGCAGGCTCCGTTAAATAACGCGGCTGGCTTTCTGGTCCGGCAATACAGTACTCCGGCGTTGCTAAAGCACTGGAAAGGTTTACCACCTTCCTGGATATCCAGGAAGGTAAACCCGAATAGAGGTACCAGGCTTCATTCAATTTTTGCAATTTTTTATTTTAGTTGATTACCATTTATACAAAAGGGGTCCCAACATATGGCCATATATTGCAGGATTTGTATATTTATGATAGGAAAATACTTTATGGGACTCCTATGAACCTAGATAAAGAAAAATTAAAAAATTTAGATAAGTTACCACCGGATGTAAAAAGACAGTTTGCCTTGTACATGAATCAATGGCAAGAGAAGAAAAAGGAGTCTCAGATAGCAACTGATTTTTTAAGTTTTGTAAAACATGTTTGGCCAGATTTTGTAGAAGGGTCCCATCATAAACAGGTCGCAAAAAAATTTAATGATATTGCAAATGGAAAAATAAAGCGTGTTATAATTAATATGGCACCTAGACATACTAAGTCTGAGTTTGCATCTTATCTTTTACCTGCATGGATGGTGGGTCGTAATCCTAAATTAAAAATTATTCAATCAACTAATACAACTGAACTATCTGTAAGGTTTGGTCGTAAAGCAAAACAATTAATTGATTCGCAGGAATATCAACAAGTATTTAAAACAAGACTTAAAGAAGATAGTCAAGCTGCTGGTAAATGGGAAACAGAACAAGGCGGTGAATATTATGCTGCGGGTGTTGGCTCTGCAATTACAGGAAGAGGTGCTGACCTTTTAATTATTGATGACCCACATACTGAACAAGATGCTATGAACGCTGCAGCACTGGAGAGAACTTACGAGTGGTATACTTCTGGTCCACGTCAACGTCTTCAACCTGGGGGTACGATTGTAATTGTAATGACTCGTTGGAACGAAAAAGATTTAACCGGTAGATTAATATCTGCACAAAAAGAACCTAAAGCTGATCAATGGGAGGTAATAGAGTTCCCTGCTATTATGCCTTCCGGTAAACCCCTGTGGCCTGAATACTGGAACTTGAAAGATTTAGAAGCAGTTAAAGCATCTATTCCGTTATCAAAATGGAATGCACAATACATGCAGAATCCAACTGCAGAAGAAGGATCATTAATCAAGAGAGAATGGTGGCAAGACTGGGACGGAGACATACCACAATTAGAACATATTATACAATCTTACGATACAGCTTTTATGAAAAAAACTTCTGCAGACTTTTCTGCAATTACAACATGGGGTGTATTCACACCGGATCAAGATTCAGGGCAGCACTTAATATTGGTGGATGCTATAAAAGGTCGTTATGAATTTCCTGAACTACGTCGTATCGCATTAGATCAATACGGATACTGGAAGCCTGAAACCGTAATCATTGAGTCTAAAGCATCAGGACTCCCATTAACTTATGAGTTGCGAAAGATGGGTATTCCTGTTATAAATTTCTCACCCTCTAAAGGTAACGATAAACACACGAGGGTTAACGCAGTTTCTCCGCTGTTTGAATCCGGGAGAATATGGGCGCCCAAAGAAATGGAATTTGCTCAAGAAGTGATAGAGGAATGTGCTGCTTTTCCTTTTGGAGATCACGATGACTTGGTAGATTCTATGACACAAGCAGTGATGAGATTTAGACAAGGCGGATTTGTAATGCATCCTGAAGACTATCAAGATGAACCAACGCCACAAAAGAGGAGGACATACTATTAATGGCAAACAAATTTCATAGACAAAAATTCTCAACTGGATCTTCAATTAAACGTGACTTTCCTGGTTTAAGAGAATCTAAAAAAGATTTTAGAAAATTTTTACAAAAGTACAAAAACAAACCTCTTGACATAGATGCTGTTTTTAAAAGCTATAAAATATTTAAAAAGAAATAATGGGACCTTTAGCAAAATTTTTACTATCATTAGCAAATCTAGTTAGATCTGGAGGAATTAAAAAAATAGATCAAGCTATTAAGTTTGCTGAACAACAGTTTGGTCAAGTGTCTCCTCTTCTTAAAAAACAGATAGAAATGGTTTTTAAAAAAGCCAAGAAGCCTGAATCAGGAACCAAGAAGAAAGGTGAAGTGGTTCCTATGAGAGAAGGTATAGAATCATTAGACGAATTTAATTTATCAAAAGATGATCCGATGGGTGACCTTGAAAAAATTGTAAAAGGTGAGGGAGATACGGGTCTTCCAAAAGTTAATCCTACAAACATGAGCACCGGTCTTACAAGAACAATAGCTAGAGAGATTTTAATGAAAAGAGGAATTGAGTTATCAAAAGGTATGGATCCAATTGAAGTGTTTAGAAAAACCTTTGGTCAAGACTCTTTGGGAGATGTTGCTAATCTTGCAGAAGAATTACTAGAAATGGATAGAATGGGTAGAAGACCTAAACCATTAACTGAAATTATAGAGCAAGAAGGTTTCTTTGATATTAAAATGCCTAAAGAACCACCTCAAGGATTTAGTGCAGATGATCTTGCAAAAATTCAAAAAGAAATAGATGAGGAGGAAGTATTAAAAAAATTTGACCCAACAGACAGAAAACCAAACGCAGAGGGTGGATTAAATTCCTTGATGGCTTCAGCACCAGATCCTATGGATGAAAGAAACTCAGTAATGGAAAATCTTTCAAGACAATTTTTTAATAGACCTTTAAAAGATTTATCTGACGATGAAATAATTCAAATAGAAGAAATGATGGACGAGATGACTAAAAAACCAAAAGAAGCACCGTCAATTAAATTAGCTGGAGGTGGACTAGCTTACTTAATGGGTATGTAATGAAGATAGGTGAGTATGAACAGATGATGGCCTATCTTACACGTCCTAGATTTAAGGACGGTACAATTCCAAAACAAAAACCTTTTACAAAAGAAGAATTTGAAAAAAGAGCGGATGGATTAGTTCAGGGTTCCTTTGGTGGAATGAGAAGAAACATTGAAGGTGTTAAATTATTAAAAGACACCATGGATGAATTAATATCAAAAGCTTTAGATTCAGGTGCAATTAAATCTAGAAAAGAAGCGGTAGACTTTATTTTAGAAAGAGAAAAATATTATTCTGATTTTATAGAGTCTGAAAAATCAAAAGGTGTAGAGGTGCCTGTTTTATCAAGAGACGAATTTAGTTCTGGTTCCCTGGCTTCTGGAGCTAGACAAGGTATGAGTTTTTTAAAAAGAAAATATAAAGGCTCAGATCTTGAAGCTATTTTAGAAAATCCAAAATTATTAGCAGCAGAATTAGGAGTAGAAGGAGCTTCAGAATTATTAAGATTATTAGGAATGTTTTCAGAAGGAGGTATGGTTGGAAAAAAATCAGGCCCACCACCAGAATCAGGACCCATGCCTCAGGGCTTGAATTTAAAAGACAATACTGATAAAGGTTAAAAATTGGAGAAAATAAATGGCAGATGATACTATAGACAAGGCTCTACCTAACGAGCCTAGAAAAGAATTCTCATTACCTGGTGAAGAAGAAATTCAAGAAGAAGTTTTAGAAGAAGTTAAAAAAGATTCAGAGTCTCCTGATGACGTAGAGATAACTGAAAATGAAGATGGGTCTGTTGACATTGATTTAGATCCGGCTGCTGCAACACCGGAAGGTGGCGATGAGCATTATGCAAACTTAGCAGATTTTTTACCGGATGAAGTATTAGCATCTTTGTCTTCTGATTTAAATTCAAAGTACATGGATTATGTTTCTTCTAGAAAAGATTGGGAAAAAAGTTATACTCAAGGTTTAGATTTATTAGGGTTTAAATATGATCAAAGAACAGAACCTTTTCAAGGCGCTTCTGGCGCGACTCACCCGGTGTTGGCGGAAGCTGTTACTCAGTTTCAAGCGCTCGCTTATAAAGAGTTACTCCCGGCTGATGGACCAGTCAGAACACAAATCTTAGGACTACAAACTCCAGATAAAGTTCAACAAGCTTCTCGTGTAAAAGATTTCATGAATTATCAAATCATGGATCAGATGAAAGAATACGAGCCAGAATTTGATTCTATGTTATTCCATTTACCTTTATCAGGTTCAACTTTTAAAAAAGTTTACTATGATGAGGTGGAAGGACGAGCTGTATCAAAGTTCGTTCCTGCAGATGATTTAATCGTTCCGTACACGGCTACCTCATTAGACGATGCGGAAGCGATTATTCATCGCGTAAAAATTTCTGAAAACGAATTAAGAAAACAACAGGTTGCTGGTTTCTATAGAGATATAGAATTAGGACAAGCTCAAGATAAAGAATCTGAAGTTGACAAAAAAGAAAGAGAATTAGAAGGAGTTAAAAAAACAAAAGACGAAGATTTATATACCTTGTTAGAGTGTCATGTAAATTTAGATTTAGAAGGATTTGAAAATATAAATGAAGAAACTGGTGAACCATCTGGAATCAAACTTCCTTACATTGTAACCTTAGAAGAAGGTTCTACAGAAATTTTATCAATAAAAAGAAATTATGAAATTGGAGATCTGAAGAGAAATAAAATACAGTACTTTGTCCACTTTAAATTTCTGCCAGGACTAGGTTTCTACGGCTTCGGTCTCATCCATATGATTGGTGGTTTGTCAAGAACTGCAACAGCAGCTCTTCGTCAATTATTGGATGCGGGTACGCTCTCCAACTTACCCGCAGGATTTAAAATGCGTGGCATCCGAATCAGAGATGACGCACAATCAATACAACCAGGTGAGTTTAGAGATGTAGATGCACCAGGTGGTAATTTAAGAGATTCATTTATGATGTTACCATTTAAGGAACCATCACAAACATTATTGAGTCTAATGGGTATCGTAGTTCAAGCGGGTCAAAGATTTGCATCAATTGCTGACATGCAAGTTGGAGATGGAAATCAAAGAGCAGCAGTTGGAACTACAGTTGCATTATTGGAGCGTGGTTCCAGAACCATGTCTGCTATACACAAAAGAATTTACTCAGCTCTTAAAAATGAATTTCAATTATTAGCTAGAGTATTTAAGTTATATCTACCACAAGAGTATCCATATGATGTAGTTGGGGGTCAAAGAATGATTAAACAAACAGACTTTGATGATAGAGTAGATATTTTGCCAGTTGCTGACCCCAACATTTTCTCTCAAACTCAGCGTATTTCCCTCGCGCAAACGGAGTTGCAGCTGGCACAATCTAATCCTCAAATGCATAATTTATATCAAGCTTATAGAAATATGTACGAAGCGTTAGGTGTAAAAAATATTGATTCGATATTAATGAAACCAATGCCACCTGCACCAAAAGATCCTGCATTAGAACACATTGATGCATTAGGTGGTAAACCTTTTCAAGCTTTTCCAGGTCAAGATCATAGGTCTCACATTACAGCCCACTTAAGTTTTATGGCAACTAACATGGCAAGAAACAATCCTATGGTGATGGCAAGCTTAGAAAAAAATATTTTTGAACATATTAGTTTAATGGCTCAAGAACAGATTGAATTAGAGTTTAGAAATGAATTACAACAGCTACAACAGATGCAAATGCAGATACAACAGAATCCTATGATGGCTCAACAGATGCAAATGCAAATTTTAGAGATGCAACAAAAGATTGAAGCAAGGAAAGCTATGCTGATTGCAGAGATGATGGAAGAGTTTATGAACGAAGAGAAGAAAATTACATCACAATTTGACAATGATCCAATTGCAAAACTAAGATCTAGAGAATTAGACCTAAGAGCTCAAGAAAATGCTAGAAAAGAACGTGAAGGTAAGGAAAGAATGGACCTTGACAAGATGAGAGCTATGTTAAATCAAGCAAACACTGATGAAAAACTAGATCAAAATGAAGAATTAGCAAAATTAAGAGCTGATACATCAATTGAAAAGACAATTTTAAGTAAGACACTACCTAATTCTGATCAAATGGTGCCAAATATTAACATCATAAGAAAACAATAAGAAAAAAAATGACAAAATCAGAAAAAAAGATTAAAAAGGTAATGAAAAAGTTCAAAAAAGGTGAACTTAATATTGGTGGTTCGGATAAAAAAGTAAAATCACGTAAACAAGCCATTGCAATTGCTTTATCTGAGGCCGGTAAACAAAAAACAAGGAGAAAAAATGGAAAAACTAGATAACATTAAAGATGTTAAAGTTGAAGATCAGAAAGTTGAAGTTGATCCAAGATCAAAAACAACTGCAGACAAATCTTTTAACTTAATAGGTACAGGAGATCCTGAATTAGAAGTTCAAGGTCAAGGTGCTGTGCTTCCGGAAAAAAAAAGAAAATCTAAAGCTTATTAATTATGTGGTTTAGTGCGCTTAAAATTGCTTTAAATGCTGGTAGTAAGATATACGCCAATAAACAAAAAGCAAAAATGGCTATGTCTGAAGCGCAGTTACTACATGCGGAGCGTCAAGCCCGTGGTGAAGAAGCTTATCAAGGTAAATTGTTAGAAGCTCGACAATCAGATTGGAAAGACGAGGCGGTCCTCATTATCTTGTCTGCGCCAATCGCTGTTTTGGCGTGGTCAGTGATAAGTGAAGATCCTGAAGCGATGAATAAAGTAAAACTGTTCTTCGAAATGTTCTCGCAGCTTCCGGGATGGTTCACAAATTTGTGGATCCTTGTCGTGGCGAGTATTTATGGTATAAAGGGTACACAGATTTTTAGAAACGGAGGAAAAAAATAATGAGAAAAAGAATGATGGGCGGCGGAATGATGGGCCGTAGAATGGGATATTCAAAAGGATCAAATGGTAAACCAATAAGTAAAAGTAAAAATAAAGGTTTAGCTAAAATGGCTAAGACAGCAAAAGGAAAAGAAGCAATTAAAAAAATGGGTTTTAATCCTAATAGAATGGTTGCTAAAAAAGGTGGGAGAGCGTAATGGCTGGACTAGGAATAGCTTTAAGAGGTTTTGGAAAAGCTTTAGGTAAGCTTGCTAAAAAACAAAAAACTACTGGCACAGAAGTCATTAGTTCTGTTAAACCTAATCCATCTACTAGAGAATCAAAACATAAAGTAGATTTAGCTAAACTCCCTGGTCAAGTAAAAAGAAGACATATGATTAGTTCTATAATGGGAGACATGGAAAAAACAGCTCGTTCTTTTAGACAAATTAATCAAAAATTAAGAGGTGAGAAAGTTACTAAATCAGGAGTATCCAAAGGAAAGGATAAAAAATAATGGCAAAACTATGTCCTAGAGGTAAAGCGGCAGCGAAGCGAAAGTTCAAGGTCTACCCAAGCGCATATGCAAATATGTACGCATCAGCTGTTTGCAGCGGTAAAGTTACACCCGGTGGTAAAAAGAAAAGAAAAAAAGCTATGGGTGGTGGCATGATGCGTGATTCGTATAGAGTAGGCGGACTAGCTAGAAGAAAAAGATCGGCCTGTGTATAATGGCGAAAAAAGGTTTAAGAGCATGGGTGAAAGAAAACTGGGTCGATATTGCAAACAAGCGGCCGGATGGTTCATACCCGAAGTGTGGAAGAAGTGGTGGAGAAAAAAGAAAAAATTATCCAAAATGCGTGCCCATTGCAAAAGCAAGAGCGATGACCAAAGGTCAGCGTGCGGGTGCCGTAAGAAGAA